ACGCGAGTACTTCTTTTAGCTTAGCAAGGGTGGTTTCCATATCTTTCATAAGTGCCTCTTCCTTACCAAGTTCAACTGGCTCTTCTAATCCAGCAGCTAATTCTACTTCCTCTGTTGCGACGATTTCTTCGTCTTCAGATTTAGCATGATTGCCACCACAAGTGCATTCTGTCATGTCTGTTTATGTATCTAAGGGTATATAAGTAATCCAAACTTTCCGGAAACTACCTTTTACGAGACCAAGAAGGCTTCTTTCCTCTCCTTAATCTTTCTTTCGGTTTCCAACCTCTATTAGCCATAGCTCTACGAAATTTTTGACCCGATTGGTCTCTAACTCTACTACTTGTCATTCTTGGACCTCTTCCCGGAAATGTACCAGGGTCTCGCCAAAGTTCTGCGCAAAATGCCCTTGGTTTTTTTACATTTTGAAGACCATCATAGTTTCTAAGATGTATTTTTGCATTTGCAACACACGCAGCCATAAATGCACTCATACCTCGTTGTGTTCTTCCAGTTCTACTTTTAGGTGCTTTACTAATTTTATCAATACCTTTCTGAACTTTACACTTTCTAATACCTGCAATGTCCCATATATGTTTGTCAATCTTTCCTAATATGTCGGTTACACTACTTGTACTCCACATCTTACATGACCAATACCTTGCTTTATGTTTAGGTCCGGGACTATCACAGTTATGTCTTGCTCTAAAGTTTCTACGTTTGTCAGGACTATCGCGCTTGATATCCATCTTAGGGTCTCCAAACTTTACTTGTACTGTATTGCCCTTTTCGTTTTTTGCATAAACCCCAAATTTCTTGTTCTCACCCTTTAACCGAAAAGGTTTGTTAAGTTCAACCTTCCTGCCTTGATACTCAGCTTTACTTATAATTCCAAGTATCTCATCAAGACTTTCATTCATTTTACTAAATCTTCTAGCTTGTATTGCTCGCTCTTGATTTACTGCGCCTGCACGCGTAGAATGACAGCCTAGTAATCTTCTATCTTTCTTAGCAAACAAACAATATTTCTTTCCCCTACGTGCTATTATCTTTTCTAACATTCCCTCTACTTCATCTAGAGTTACTTGCTTTGTCAGTTTGATTGGTTCATCTGCTTTTGCTGTTGCTACTTCTGTAACAGTAGCTTCTGGATTAGCTGGTCTGTTGCCAACCCATGATACGGACCAGAGAGATAACTCGGAGATGTTGTTGTGGCAGACGTCTCCTTCGCAGACCTTCTCTTGTTTTTCGGCTTCCCCTCTAATAGAGGAGCCACCCTTGTCACCGTAAATCTTCATTTCATCCCACACCCTAGTATGCATAGGAAGCTTGTCGTGTATTCCTACACGGATTTTAACTTTACCATTTTTAACTTTGTATGCAAGAGGTAGCCCTACTGGCATCTCCTCATGCTTGTATGAATAAACCCCGTATTTCATATAGAAATCCATGGATTCTTTAATTGTGTCAGTACCTATCTTATCGTTCTGTTTGTCGATGATAGGAGAAGAAATATACGTCTCTAAGATTCTTTCATTATACCATTCTGGTCGATAGACCTGCCACTTAGTATCTTTAGCGTCTGCCACGACCTAAGATTGAATACGTGTATATAAATAATCTAAACTTTCCGGAAACTACGGCTTTTGACGTTTTGCCTCTGCACTTATTTCCTTATGCAATTTAGGCAAACCTTCGCGTAATGCATTCTGCATAGCTGGTCGCGGTGTTGCAAATGGTTGATTTTTGTAAATCCCCATTGCTATATGCCACGGGTCTGGACTTATCTTAGAATCTCCTTTTTCACCATAATTCCATACATTTGAACCTGGACCCCACGGCGGAAAAGGACTATAACCTCCATACTCAATTATTGCTGCCGCAGGATGATTGCTTCCTAAACTAATGTCAACTATATCATCAAATGTATCTACAGAAACTTGAATAGCATTTTCTAAACTACCTGTTCTTTTTACAAGCTTAGTATTTTTCTTACCGCCAGAATATTGATATAATTTTTGTTTAGCATCAACCAATATATCTTGAGCTACATTTTCTGCTGCAGTAACTAATATCTTTTGCCAATTGTCTCTTTTTTTAAAAAAATTAATAGTCTCAAAAAAATGCTTATCGCCACGTATTTCTATTTTCATTTGTATGCAGCTACTTCTTCAGGTGATGCGTCACCGTACTTTTCTTTCCACTTACGATTTACTTCCTGTGCAGCCTTCTGCCTCATTAACATTCTACTATTCTTGTTGTACTGCTTCATGTGTTCTTCTTTGTTATTCCAAGCCCTGTCATGCTCACACTCTTGACAAAATCCGTTAGACATAATCCTAACTCGACTTTCTCCTGCCATACACTTCTTACAACTCTTCACGGTTTTAACGCCCCTACTTCTGGTTTAGCCTCCTCAGGCATACTAACTTGTGGCTTGTCTGGAAGTACCAGATTACCATCTTTATCCAATGTAGCTTCTATTCCTACCTTATTTAATACTGTAATTATATTTGCTTTCTGTAACATATTAGCTAATGCTTGTTGCTCGTTCTTTACATTGATATCTGCAAACATTACCTTCCATGTCTTGATTCCCATCAATTTCATTAATGGTTTTAAAAATCCCATTTCCAAACATTGTTGAGTTTCTAACACCGTTCTGTCAAAAAGAGATATCTGCTCTCCTTCTGCATTCAACCCACCTACGCCTGCTGTACTTCCTGTTACGATTGGCATAACTCCATACGATGCGTTTATGTCGTTGTTAATGCGCTCCATGTAAGGCAAAGCCATCAACTCATCCATGTTAGGCATAACTGGCACAAACTTAGCTTGACCGCTTCCTGTACCTTCTCCCCTACTACTTATGATAGGAACAAAGTTCGGATTGCGTCTTGTCTCTTCTGCAATGTATTCTCCCAACCTGTTAAGACTTTCTTCATCATGTCCGGGAATATCCAAGAAACCTTTAGGTGGCCTCTCTAATTTATAAATCTTATTTTGGAAGTTCTCAATGGCGAGCGCTGTTTCGATTTTCTTAGAAAGACCTATAATCGGCGATTGTCCATACAATCGAGCATTCGCACTGTATTTATTAAAATGTATAATTTCATCACGAGCAAAAGGAATCTTGTCTTCATCCTGCCCCATGTCATAAAAGTAAGCCATTGGCTCTGCTTCAAATCCACCTTCTCCCTTTTCTCCTTTTTCTAAAGGTTGTCTAGTTATTATATCAAAATATTCATCATTTTTAAACTTACCATATTCATCAACCGCAAATCGCATTTGCTTTGCATCCTCTACCCAAAGCTCTTTGACTATCTTACCATCAGTTCCCTGAATCCTATCATATACAATACTTACCCAACAATCGTCAAATACTTCTACTTGTCGTATCATTGCTTTAAAAAATTCACTTGCCGTAATGTCTGCATTACCGCCACTTGGATTTCTAAGAAGAAGTTCTAACATCTTCCTTTCTTCCTTATCACCCGTATCTCCAATGGCGTGATACTCCCATCCCTTCGCCACGGATTGAGAAGCTATTCGAGTGATTACGGTTCTGAGATGAGAATACCTGTCAGCTAATTGTTCTAAATAATTCTGGTCTACTGGTGGAAGAATGTCTGCCTTAAACGCACGGTTAGTACCTGCCGTACCATAAGCAGGAGTCCTTGCATCTTTTATTATATTGGCTGTGTTTCTCTCTATTAAATCCTCTAACGCGGAACGCTTCCGCACTGGCTTCCGCCCTAAAATTCTATCGTACCATGCCAAGTTGTATCGCCTCCAATGTTGTGTTTATCTTCTTAAGCCTTTCCTTTTTCTGAATTACATCTAGACTTGTCTTAAGTCTTTTACTCCAACTGTGACCTGAATTGCCACCCATCATCTTCCACATTATCAAACCCTTACTAGGATTTTTCTTGTTGTTAAAATTCTCAGCAGGCGGGTCCACCTTCTCGTGTCTCCTGTAATATGTGTCAATACTTACTGCCGTCTTGTATCCGATGTCCTTTTGATATCTTAATTTTTTGTTAATTCTCTTTGTAACCTTTCCACCACCATATCCATGCATCGCTCGTAAATCTCTACCTTGTAACGCTTCCTTCTTTACTCCCTTAGGAACTCTGTACCTATCTCGCTTATCGCCCATTGTACTCCTTAACATATTTTCTAAGAAGTGGTTCTACTAAGATGCCTGTCGGTACATTCTCAGCTTTAGCAATTTCTTTAAGACCCTCTTTGGTAGCATTACTAATTCCATAAATTTCCAACCTTGTTCTTTTTTTCATGTATGGTTGGATACTATGCATATGCTCAATGTATATAACCTTTTCTATATGTAATCCCAACTAACAAAAGCAAGTCCTTTCTTGTTCATTCCTTTAATAGCTAACTCACACATCCATAACGCCATCACTGCATCAGGAGTGTGACCCTCTAATCTTCCATTCTTGCCGTAAACTAACCTAGCCAACCCATCTGTTAACTTTCTAGGTCCCGGACGACTTGCCTGTCTTATTTCTTTTTTCCATGGAATCTGGTATCTTTCTTTCTCAAACTCCAAGGCCAACCCCGGTATGCCCACGTCGTGTGAGTGCTTTTCTCTTCCCGTGTTGTGCCCTTCGACAGGAAGGCCCGCCAAGTCACTCGCACTATGAACCACCAATCTCTGATACCCATTCGATTCAATCATTATCGTATCTGGATTAAAACGTTTCGCAAGTTCCCTAACTCGCAATACCTGAGTCTCCAACCAACCACTGCCTTTTGCCATTACCTTGCCTGTCCAACTATACAGTAGCCTACGGTGCTCTGTACGCTTATTATAAGCCACAAGAACGTAGCTTGTCTCGTCATTCTGACTGTTCATACCTACGGCCAAGTCAACACCCATTACGACGACTGTATCGTCATCGTACTCTGGAAGACCCATGTCCAACTTATCATCCAAACATCTCTGAAGTACCTCATAAGGTATAACCGCACTCTCAGGGTCCAATGGATTTAACATATACTCAGACTCAAAAGCACGACTTCCCATTGTCTCCTTCTCTTTGTCTAGCCTTTCCTGATTCCAATACTCTGGCCAACGCGGACTTCCGTCCTCTAACAAAGCAGGATGCCTTACTACATTCCACTCCTTACTTTGACTAACCCAATCCGTTATGTCACCTACTCGTTTTTGAGTACCTACCAATAACATCTTG